CTCCATATAATAGTTATTATCAGCCTCCATATAATAGTTATTATCAGCCTCCATATAATAGTTATTATCAGCCTCCATATAATAGTTATTATCAGCCTCCATATAATAGTTATTATAATCCATCATATTCATATAATCTATCAAATATTAACGGAATATATATATATAGTATTAATAGTACTATTCAATATACGCAAAATTATATACCTGAACATAATGATTTTATTATTATGGGAGAAGGATTTGGAGTTATATGGATAAACTCAATCTTTTTTAATATATTTGCCCAAGCTTTTCCTGATAAACGTTTAATATTTGTATTCTATAATGTTAATTTTCCAAAAAAACCAGATTTAGTTTTGCGTAGTACACACGAATGGTATAATTATCAAATAAAGACTTATGATTTAAACACTATAAAACAAGGTATAATAGATCCTATTAATCCATATTTTGATTATACATGTCCTTATATATGTTGGTCTGGTGAACCATTAAGAACTAAAATTAAATGCGCATATCCTCCTTTGTATGAATTTAATACATATAAATTGCCTCAAAAAGATATAGGTCCCTATAATTTAGAATTATATCAAGAAAGAATATGGTGGGGACAACAAAGATATTACGGAGATAATAAAATATTGTCTCATTGGATTCCATTTATAATTTTACAAGATATAACTTTAAATACAAAAGATGTCAGATTAGTATCTACTGATTTTTCAAAAAAATATGATTTTGTATATATTGCATCTAATTGTAGTCAAAAAATTCGTGAAAATTTATTTGCAAAATTAAAAGCTCAAGATGGTGATGAACTTAAAACTCGTGCTTATGGAAAATGTCAACAAACTCATAATATTGAAGATGATACTACTGATCAAATTACCAGTTGGGCAGATAATTATAAAATATATAAATTATTTAAATTTGTATTTGCTATTGAAAATGTATTAACTCCAGGATATATAACAGAAAAAATTTATTTAGCTTTTCAAGCAGGTAGTGTACCAATTTATTATGGGCCATCTGAAATTAAACAGTTATTTAATGAAAATTCTTTTTATTACTTAAATGATAAATTTGTTGATCCTTATAATCCAACTGATTATGAAATGGATATTGTAGTAAATGAATTACATCAGTTAGCTGCAGATGATGATGAAATAACAGGATGGAAAAAATTTGTGAACCAATCTGTATATAAAGATAATATAATTCCAGATTTATTTAAATATAATAAAGATTCAGATTGGATTATTCAATTAGGTAAAGATATACGAAAAATATATGATGTATTTAAACAACCTAATTTACAACCAATAGAAGTGCCTTCAGATATACCAGCACTCACCAATCTTTGTTATATGACTATAATAACTAATGCTTATTTGAATCAACATAATCAATCTATGGAAGGATTACAAAATTATATAGATATATTTAAAAAGTTAGACATAAATAATTATTTATATGATATTTTAGTTTATTCTGTTCAAAACTATATATATAAAAATAATTATATGGATATATTAAAAAGTGCTTATACAAAAAATAAAATACCAGATATTTCAAATAATAATATTGGATTTATTGAATTAAAATTACAAATAACTATTTTATCTAGTTCAATAATTAACGAAGCCTTAATAATGTTTCATCATATTATTGAATTAAATCTAGACAATACAAAGTCATTAACAGTAAAACAATTCTTAGACCAAGTGATTAATATATTTCATCATAAGACTACCAATAAATATATGAAATATAAAAAAAAATATATGCACCTAAAACAAAATAACTAATTATTTTTTAATTGTCTATTCAGAAAAATAAGTCTAATTGGTTTTAGTTTAGATATAATACCTCAAATTAAATTATATAATATGGATTATACAGATTTTTTACCTTCTGGAAATATAAGATGGGATAAATAGCTGTTAAAGTGTATATCTTTATAAAATAAGTTTTATTTTATAGTTATTTTTTATTTACATAAAATATGATATTTTATGTAAATAAAATAGTTCAAATATGAAGTCTCCATTCTCCTCTGAACATATTAATGTCAAAAGCTTTATTTTTGCCGTAAAAAATTTATTAATATTATATAATTTTATTAGAATGTTTTAATTGTTTATTTTTTATAATAAGAAATTGATAGATAAAAATAATATACATTGCCTTATATATTAATTTACTACACATTTAATATTTTTATAGCTGGAATTATCAGCATTTTTCATAACTTTTTCTAATTGTTTCGTATAAAAACCTTCTAACTAAAAGCATGTTTTCTAATTCTAAAACCTTTAATTTTTTAGTTGCTTTTATGTATCTAACAGTAAAATGTTTAATATTTTTATTTTTAAATTAGCTGATTTATAGTTACTACATGCTAATTCAATGGCTTTATTTAATATATGTTTGTTTTATATTCTTATGCGTTCTAATTACTGCCAATTAGTATATTTTTTAGCTGTTTAATCATATCGATAGTATGATTAAAAATTTTATTTTTCAGTTTAATGTATTTTAACTATAATAATAATTTATCTTTTATTTATCTGTAGGTAATAATTTAATTTGTTTGCATTAATAATTATTTGTTTTCTTGTCTGTATTAATTTAGCACATATTTTATATTTTGCTTTAATTATATCAAACCAACTATAAGAATTAATATCAGTATTGTTAAATCATCTGTTAGATTATCATATTTAATTTTTTTATTTTAATTATTAATATTAGTTTGTACTTCTGTAAATTTCTTACATTTATTCTTTATATAATATTAAATTAAAATATCTTAAATAAAATCCAATAAGTTAACTAGTCATTTATAGATGCTAATTTAGTAAGCGTATGGTGATATATACATAAAATATATCTAGCTTCGTCCATTTATAAACCCTTTCATAATTTATATTTATAAAAATATAAATCTATTAGATGATTTAATAGTAATATTTCTAAAATACTTGATAATAATGGATTATATGAACTATTTAATTTTAATAAAAATATAAAAAAAGTATTAATACAATACAAGATAATGAAAAAATATTTTAATTATAAAATAATTCTATTGCTTTTCACCTAATATTAGTATTTCTAGTCTTAAAACTTTATATTTCAAAAAATATTTTTGTTAAAACAATGTAGAATAAGCTAATATGAATTATTATATTTATAATAACATTATATTAAATTCTATACTATTACTAAAATAATAATAATTAAAAAATACTATAGAATAAAATATTTATATGGATTACGCTTCTAAAGTAACTAATAAATCCCTAACAATACTTAAAAAGTTAAGATAATATTTCTATATTTATTTTTGATTATTTTAAGACGAACATAAGATACAAGATTCTAGATCTATGGCTTTAGGTATAGATGTACATTCTAACTGTTTATTTTTATCATTTGCAGGTTGCATACTTATCTTAATAGCTTCAGTTGCTGGTTTAGATCTAAGATAATAACAACCAGTTTTTAAACCACTCTTCCATGCATATATAAGAGCAGAATATAGATTCTGAAAATTTGGATTAGCAAAATATAAATTCATACTTTGACTTTGATCAACATAGGGAGCTCTAGCAATAGCATGATCAATAATATCACGTTGTTTAATTTCCCAAATAGTCTTATAAACTTCTTTTAAATATTTTAATTCGTCAACATCAATATCAATATTTAAATTTTGAATAGATCCATCGTTTTTAATAATAAAGTTTCTAATATCTTCATTCCAGTGATTCAAACTAATTAATTTATTAATTAGATGTTTATTAACAATCTGAAATTCACCAGCTAAAGTAGTTCTTTTATAAATATTAGATGTATATGGCTCAAAACATTCAGTATTACCTAGTATTTGAGATGTTGATGCTGTTGGCATTAATGCTGTTAATAGACTATTAGCCATACCATATTTTTTAACTTTAATTTTTAATTTATCCCAATTTAATCTTTGCATATAATAATTATTATCTTTCCATAAATCACATTGAAATATTGAATTATAGAATTTAGAATTAATATATGTACTATATGACTTGGTTTTGTATGCAATATCTGAAGATTTATCTATAGCATAATAATATATAGTTTCCATTATTAATGCATCAAGATATTTTGCGACATAACTAGAATAAGTTATTTCCAGAATATTATAGAGATCACCTAATCCTTGTATACCAATACCAATAGGCCTATGTTTCATATTAGATTTTATAGTTTCTTCAACTGGATAAAAATTATAATCAATAATATTATTTAAGTTATTAGTAAGAATACAAACAATATTACCTAATTTATCAAAATCATATATTTCACTATATATATTCATAATCTCTTTTTTATCACTATCTGATAAGTCAACATTCTCTGCGATACTATTAATGGTAGAATCTTTGTTTTTACCATCATAATTATATTTTCTTAGTTTTTTACTTAAATATAATTTATCATTTATAATAAATTTATTAACTGCAATAGAACCTAAATTACATACTGCATATTCATTATTATCAGAAACTTCACATATTTCAGCACATAAATTTGATGATTTTATAATACCAATATTTGATTGATTTGATTTAATATTTATATGATCTTTATATAATATATATGGTACACCTGTTTCTATTTGTGAAATCATAATTTTATTAAATAATTCTCTAGCTTTAATAATTTTATTATATTTTGTTTGTTTAATGTATTTATCATATAATTGATTAAATTCTTCACCATATACTTCATTTAGATTAGGACATGTTAATGGACACATTAAATACCAATCTTCATCATTAATAACTCTATTCATAAATTCATCAGGTATCCATAATGCAGTAAATAAATCTCTTACTCTTTCAGTTTCAGCACCACTATTTTTTTTAATTTCTAGGAATGCTTCGATATCTGCATGCCATGGTTCTAAATAAATAGCAATAGAACCTTTACGCCTACCACCTTGTGAAACAAATCTAGCCGTTTCATTATATACTTTTAACATAGGAATAATACCATCAGTTTTTCCATTTGTAGAACTTATTAGAGCACCTTTTGCTCTAATATTAGATATATGTATCCCAATTCCGCCTGCCCATTTAGATATTTGTGCAACATCAGAAATAGTTTTATATATACCATTTAAGCTATCTTCTGTTCCAAGAAGATAACAAGAACTTAATTGTTCATAATTAGTTCCAGAATTAAATAAAGTTGGTGTAGCATGAATAAAATATCCTAATGACATATTATCATATGTTGTTTTAATATAATTTAATATATTATGGATATCATCTTTTGTTCTATAATGATTATTAATAGCAACTCTTAAATATAAATCTTGAGGAGTTTCAATAATATTATCATTAATTTTCATTAGATAAGATTTTTCTAAGGTTTTAAACCCAAAATATGTTATTAAATAATCTCTATCTGGTTTAATAAAATTATTTAAACTATCTTTATTATCTAATACAAATTTAATATAATTTACATTATAATAATTAGGAAGATTGTTATGTAAATAAATTACCCTTGAACTAAAAGTTGTTAGTTCTAATTTTTTTAAATTTTTGTATAAATTTGATAATAATATCCTTCCACCTAATATACTATAATTATAATGAATTAAGGCTTTATTAGCACAAACTTTTGCAGATTCTATATCTAATTCTTTTGTACTAATGCCATCATATAATTTTAAAATAGTATCTAATGTTATTTGAATAACATTAATATTATCTAATGGTTCTAGTATACATTCATGGTTTGTATAGTTAACTAATGAAGTAATTCTACCGCTTATCTTATCAAAACTTATATTTTCAGTTTCATTTTTTCTATTTATAACTTTCATAATATACATTTATACAATATTATTGTTTAAATATTTAATATTGTTACAATTTATTCAAATTTTTTTACTTAAATCGTTTAATATAGAAACAAAAATTATCCTAAAAATAAAGTTTTTGTATAAGTATCTTATACTTTATTTTTATAATATTATTTTATAATATTCATATAAAATAATATTGTATAAATATATATTATTATGGAGAATAATTGTGTTTATGGTGAAAAACAACGATATACATTACATCCCATAAAATATCCCGAAATATGGAATTCTTACAAAACACAATTGGCGTGTTTTTGGATTCCTTCAGAAATAGATTTCTCTAAAGATAAATATGATTGGGATAATAAATTATCTGATAATGAACGATACTTTCTAAAAAATATATTAGCATTTTTTGCTGGATCTGATGGTATAGTTGAATTAAATATTTTAAATAATTTTATTAAAGAAGTTAATATTTTAGAAGCACAAATTACATATAATTTTCAGGGTACCATGGAAGGTATACATTCTGAAGTATATAGTATAATGATTGATACATATATTGATAATGAAGATGAAAAAAATAATTTATTTAATGCTATATATACTGTTCCATGTATTGGTAAAAAAGCTAACTGGGCAATAAAATGGGCTAGCGAAGAAAAACCATTTATTGAAAGATTATTAGCTTATATTATCGTTGAAGGATTATTTTTTAGTGGAGCATTTTGCTCTATATATTGGATAAAAGAACGAGGAATATTAGCTGGATTAACTAAATCTAATGAATTTATTGCTAGAGATGAAGGTTTGCATACACAATTTGGTATACTTTTATATAAAATGTCAAAAAATAGGTTAAGCCAGCATATTGTTCATGAAATTATATCAGAAGCTGTTAATATCGAATCAGAATTTATTACTATATCTTTACCTGTTAAATTAATAGGAATGAATAATGATTTGATGTTACAATATATAAAATATATTGCTGATTGGATTTTAATAAATTTAGACTATCAAAAATTATATAATGTTGTTAATCCATTTAGTTTTATGGATAATCTAGGTATGCAAAGTAAAAGTAATTTCTTTGACGAAAGAACATCAACATATCAAAATGCACATATTTTTAATTCATCTAAAAAATATGAACTAGTTGATGATTTTTAATTTATTATTTCTTGTCAAAAATTAAAAAATAAATATATACATGTTATTTATTAATGATTATTTACATTCTAAAGTCATATAGCAATTTGAAGATAAGCAATGGGATTTAATAGCTTCTTTAACTCTAGGAGAGTCTATTTTAATTTGAGTTTTTTGTTGTCATTCATACCAAACTATATCTAATTGTTATATAATTATTTCTTTTCATATATAATATATTATAATCATGAATAATATAATAAAAAAGAAATCCTCAAAAAATGTATTCAAATATAATATTTATGCATCAAATTTTATGTTTTATTCTAGTGATAATGAAAAAATAATTAATAAACAAAAAAAATTATTAACAAAATTATCAAATAGTTTATTAGATAATCAATGGATAAGAATTAAAGGTTCTAATTCAAACAGTAATTGTAATATAGATACTAATAAACTAATAAAAAAAAATTTACACATAGATTATAAACCTAATGGAATTTATTTTTCAAAAGGCGAGTGGTTATTTCATATAATAGGTTGTACATGGAATGATTATATATCATTAGTAGAAGTAGATTATTCTAAAATATATAAAATAACTAATAGAAAGCCAAATAATTATAAAATAGATACATATTATAAAAATAAATTAAGAAGATTTCATAATAATTATATTGATTTAAACTATAAATATCCATTAATAAATTGGAAAGATATATATCAAAATTATAATGGTTTTGCCATATATCCATATCCATATTATGCTAATAATTTTAAAGATTATTTTTATTTAAATTTATATGATGTTGCTACATTAGTTATTTGGAATACAAATTCTATAATTAAAGAATATAATTTAACAAAAATTGAATGGGAAGATAATAAAAATAAATCAAATATTAATCATATAATCATAGATAATACTAAATTTATAAATTCACTAATCAAAAAAATTAATCTAATTAATTCAAATAAAATTAATTAAAAACTTAATACTAATGCCTCAAATCTTCTACATTAAATAATCTAGTCAAGAAAGATATATCAAAGTATATTACAATGATATTTTTCCTTATCGCTGTAAAATGTAAAAATTTTACAGGCAAATTGTAGGTCGCGATTTTTTCCATCTATAATCTAACTATTTTTTTACTGAAAATAGTTATGGCTTAATATTATTTACCGACAGATATTAATCAAAATATTAATTTTTTAATTAATTCTATTAAAATAATTCCAATAAAATTTCCCCGGAAAAACGAATTTTACCAGATCTCTTAACATAATAAAAATTATTTTAATAATTTAATCTCTCCCTCTCTCTCAAAAAAAGTAATAATTTTTATCACTTAATAAAAATTATTTAATATAGTTTATTGTTGTAATAATGAGTGATAAAAGTGATAATTTAAGTGAAATTTCATGAAAATTTAAATGTAAAATATGTAATAAATATTATGCTAGTAATAGTAGTCAACATAAATCATAGCTTCTAAAGTAAAATTTAAAATTTTACTTTAAAAGCTATTACAACAAGAAGTCAAATCGTGACAGACCAGCATCGAGCATGAGAATTGGATAATGATCTTCTAGTAGCCAAAAACAAATAATCAAATAATCAAAAAATAAATTTTTATTTTTTGATTATTACTATCACTGGCAACAATAAACTAGGCCCTCTATGTAATAATAAAATTAAAAAACAAATAGTTGCATATTCTTTTATATCAGGAATATTACTTGTTTTGATATTTATTCACTCTTCATGGAAGATTTTGTATTTTTCGAGGCAACGATTCTGTGTTAAAATAAAAAAAAGTAAATAAATAAAAATAAGTAGAATAATATAATATATTATATATTTGTAAATAAATATAAAGATTATAATTTAATACAAATTAATTATTTTAGTATAATACCATCTAATAATATCACATACTTTTTATTTTTATAAAACAAATAAATATAAATTACAAACTCCTAAATGTTTGGTATTATTAAATATTATCATATTTTTCTATCTTTTTTTTTTTAAACATACTATCTATTTTATTAATTAATTCATGAAGTGGTATACATGTATAATAATAATGATATCTCTTTTTATTTTCATAATATACATAATTTTCTTCATTATCTTGTGATTTTTCAACTTTCTTCCAAGGATAACAATTTAAACCACCCATATATATTTACTTTAGATATTTTTAATTTATATATATTTTATATCTTGTTTAATATCACGATGTCGTAAAGTTGCCGTGATTTTACAAACTTTTTTTTGTTGTTCTCTCTTTCTAAGAGGACTTTCTATTTTGACAGAAACAACTTACAATAATGTGACATTTCTATCTACTGGCGACTGACTATTTTATAAGAAGAATAAGTATTTAACTTTAAATTAAATCACGATATGTTTCAATGTAAAGTCCATTTTGATACAAAGAAAAAATATAAAAACATAATAAATGGAATGGTTTATAAAAAAATAAAATATTGAATATATTGAGAGTTAATGAGTTTTAATTATAAAATAAGACTGTTTTATTTACATTTAATAATTCATATATACTAATATTTTATAATAATATTTAAATGGTATTATTAACTAATAATACACAATTTTTAACTTTTTAATTTAAATAATTAAATATCTTTTTATCAATATAAATTTTAGATTTTTCTATAGATGTTAAATTATTTTTTTTTAAATTTAATTTATGTTTTTTTTTTGTATAAATATTTTTAGGAGTAAGTAAGTTATCATTATTATTATTATTACTATCGCAATCACTATCATCATTATTCATTACAACATTTATATTTGTCTTATTTCCTCCCTTTAAAACCTCAAAAGAAGAAGATATATATTCAAAACAACTTTTACAACCACCCATTATATAATTAAGTAGAAATTAATAATTAATTACTAATTTTTTCTAAAAAAAAAATAAATAGATAGAATATAAATTGTTTAACAAATAATCTGTTAATATAGATTTATCTTATTATAATAGATTATAAAAATAATTAGTTTAATTATATAATATTTACATAATATTATTATAAAATGATAAATATATATTTACTATAAATATGCCTATGGAAAATATGGAGATTTTAAAATTATAACGACGGGCTAATAATTATATAAATGTAACTAAACTATGTAAAATAAACATAATAAAGAATTAATAAAAAAATAAATTTTGATAGTCGGAAATTCCATGATATGCCAAATTTAATTTATCTTATTAACTTTTCTAAAAAACAAATCTTTGTTTTTTAGAAAAATTGATTCTTCTATTAAATAATTATGTTGAAAAAATTAAAAAATATAGATTGATTTAGAAAAAATAAATTATCTAATTCTTCTGATGATATCTAATTATTAATTATTAAATTTTCTCTAAAGATTATAATTAATAATATGCTTCAAAATATATAGAACATTAAAATGATAAATAATCAGATTATAAAATTGATTTATTAACATATTTAAAAAAACATGAAATAAAGAAATCTTTTAAGATTTCTTTATTAGATCTTGATAAAAAACTAAAGTTTCTTATCAACATGAAATAATAACAAAAATAATTTAGGTTATTTTTTATTACATAGTGGGCATTTTTTTGAATCGAATATACTTTCTGGACTATCCTCATATAAATCTATGAATAAGTTTTCTGCTTCAATATATTTAGCATATTCTAATGGAAAATCTTTCATCCACCTATCTACTATTTTATCATATTCTTCACAACAACATTGTTTTCCTTTTTCTGGATTTATACATCCATTTGGACAGGGTTTACATCCAAATGGTACAGGAGATAAATAATATTGTACTTCATTATTATATAATATATTTTTAATACACGATACACAAAACCAATGATCACAATTAGTTGGAAATTTAACTTGTTTATAATCAGTTGTAAAACAAATCATACATTCGTTATTACATTCTCTAAATTCTAATTTATTCAATTCAAACATATCGCAACTTATACATAAATAATTTGGAAAATAATCCCATGTATCCTCATCAATAGGTAATAAATGTTTACATAATTCATAATTTTTACATTTAATACCGCCATCTAAATATTGTTTATTATAACCTATATTTGATTGTTCATACTGTAAATCTCTATATCCCATATATATATACTTATTTATTATTATTTAAATAAGTATATTATTATTTAAATAAGTATATTATTATTGTATTGAGATTCTAATAATTGATAATTAGAATTTAAAATAATATAAATTTGCAATAATCTTCATAAAAATATAATTATTAATAATGATAAATATTAAATAATGATTATATATCGAGTCCTTATCCTTTTGTTATTTAAAAAACTTTTTTATTCATGTTAATAATATGTTATTATTGTAAAAGAATAATTGAATCTAATAATGTTCTGCAGCAAATATGCCATCTACCTGTTCGTACACGATACACAATACCTACTGCAGGTTGCCTACACCAACTACAAAATTCTTGATTATTATTCTGTAGTTGACCAAAGTATATTAATTCATTCAAAACTTGTTGACCTGCACATTGTAATTGACCAGAAGTTATAGAAGTTGGTGTTGATACTGCTTCTTCAAGAGGTGTTAACATCTGATCTCTGATAACATTTGTATTTTGATATAGTGTTGTATTATTATCTGAATGAGGACCAGAAAGATTCTGTACATTGTCAGATAAAATATCAGGAGAATACCAACTAGTTACTGGTGGTGCAACA